CCCGGGTCGGCTTTGGTTATTAACGCCGTAGCAGCGTCTACCTCGGCCTGATGCTGTGCCGCAGCCACGGCGTGTTCTTGTATGTGGGTTTTGATCACCGCGACGATTTTGGCCTTCTCTGTGTTATAGGCCGCATCCAAATCGTTCAACGCCGCGCCAGCGGTTGCCGCGGTCAGCGCTTGGTTACTGCTCGTCATGGAACTTCTCCAGGTGGCGCCGGATGACATATCCAGCGGCAAGGCCGCCGATGATCCAGCCCGTTACGGCGCCACATATGGCGGCCAGCAAAAACGATGGTGTAACGATCTGCATCATTTCATTGAACATGATGTTGCTAACTCCTATGTAGTATGTCTATACGCTCATAGCTGAGCGTATACATATAATACATACGTGTCAAGGGTTATAAATCCAAGCCCGCCCAGCAGCGTTGATTCACGAGCAAGGCGTCTGTGTGATAGAGCCAGCAAGAGACAACGCGGGCTGAGCGGGCTTGAAGACTTAGTATTTATATTTCCTACGGCTGTGCCACGCGGCCACAGCGATTAGCGCCCAGACTCTACGTGCGAACGCCTCAAGCGCTGCTCGTTGCGCTGGTTCAACGTTATTTATGTTAATTAGGGAGTTTAGCTGCGCGAAGACTTCATGCGCCTTGTGGTTAGAGCGCCGCTCCTTTGGCTTGGAATGCATCGACGCGCTCCCACTTGGCGGGCCAGCGGCCCACGAGTCGCTTTACGATATAAAGAAAGTGGCGCGAAGGGTCAGGTTTCCTTACGAAATCGTAATGTTGGAGAGGGCAACGTATGTATGTGCTAAATCACGTACGTACGTTAACCCACACCTCTGTGCAGGTGCAGCAATTGGTGCAGCGCATTTAGGTGACGCGGTGCAGCATGAGCACGTATGTATGTTGAGGTGAAGCAGCCGGGCCCTTGAACGGGCTGAACGGGCTGGTTCTGTCACACTGTCTCATGTCTCAGGCTGTTTTAATATTCCAAAATCAGGGGTAGAGGTACGGCGAGGGTTAGCCCGCTCAACATACATACGTACATACATACGTTAGCTAATTCGTTACTATATATATACTGAGACAATGAGACAGTAAGACAGTATATATATAGAAACTAATTAAATCAATGACTTAGCCCGCGTCTCACTTTCGAGTCGCCGTTACACGACAGTGGTACAGTGTGACACAATAAAAGCACTGTGCGGGCTTGACAGCCAAGCCCGCACAGTGTAGGCGTCAATAGTTCGTGTTACGAACTAAGCAGCCTGCTTGCTCTCACGAACAAACGCAACAATCCGCGCAGCCATCGCGCGAGTCTCTGCGGCAACCTTCGGAATATTCGTACCATCAAAGTTTTCCGTGTTGTTCGCAGTGCGATCAAGACCCTTGAGGAACTTATCCAGTTCCAACGTCGTCGGATCTTTTTCGGCAGTGAGATCAGCGAACGTGATTTCAATCGCTTCGTCAACGCGGAAATCCGCGTCAGTACGATCTTTCTTCAGTTCGATATCCCACAACTTCGTGTCGCTGTTGATCTTGGCAACCATCTTGCCATTGCTAAAATGGCGGAACCAATAGGCCAGCGCCTTGACGCGTTGCCCTTTCGGCAGACCATTCAGCAAAGCCACCGCGCCCGTGTAATCACCATGCACGCGGGTATGGTCAAGGGTGCTGCAGCCAATCAAGTGAATCTCCGACTGCACTTCAGCAGCCGTCAATACAAGCTTGGCAACGCGGGCCTTGACTTCAGATTGTGACAAAAGAATGAGTGACATAATCAAATCTCCTCGGGGTTGTGTTGGCATCGAGCATTGATACCGCGATGCCCGCATAGTGTTATGCAGGCATGACGCTATCAACGAGCGTTAAGAATTACCTTTGCAGTCTTAGGCATCCGCGCTATGCGGTCCCAAGCCATTGCGCGCGGAGCGGTCAAGGTTGCGATGCGGGCTGCGCGGTCTAGGTCTTTCTGTACCGCAAAGTACCGATTGCCTAGCTTGACGCACAAGCGACCGTGTATGACTTCGTGCATGATGATCTCCAGGGTTGAAACTAAAGCAGCTTGCTTGATAGGCGCTGCGCCAAAGGCGCAAGCCGCTTAAGATTCAACCCCGAAGGTTAAAGCCTCTATCGCTTTCGCGGACGTTGCACTTGATATATCTAGGCATGTGCGTAGACATACGTTGCACTCTGGCGTTATCGGGCTTAATAGTCGGCAGATTAGCAAGCGTTACTTGCAGCCGTTTCGCTACTCGCGCGCATCCTAATATGACCTAGCAGTTTCGCGCGCTTCCTTGTTGCAGACCCTTTGAGAGCTAGCAACTATCCACTACGCGGGCTAGGACCCTGATGCGGCCCTATGTAGACCGAGAAGGGCCGGGAGCCGCGTACTCGCTACGCTCATGCGGTAACCTTCCACAGATAGGGATTTTCCATACATTATGTCCTAATACGTTATGACCACCATGGGTACCTGGACCATGGGGGAGGGGGTACCCCGCTCGCGTCATCCAAAGCCCGCATAGTTTCTACCCCACTTAGTACATACATACGTAATCTTCTACGCGAATAATTAGCATCTATACATAATATTCACTTGTTATCATCCTCTACCCGGCACATACTCACAGGCTCTTCACCCAGGAGTTTTTAAAATGCCCGTTATCCCGAACACTAGCCCCGTCAATCCCACGACGATCTCGTGGACAAACCCGACTGCGAACACAGACGGAACGCCCTACGACGCTACGACACAGAATGGTGGGTACACCCTATTGATAGATGGCGCCCAGCAAGTCAGTATCCCTACGGCCTTCGCCACATCGTTCGACATCACGACGCTGGCTGAGTACAAAGCCCTGGCTCTCGGCCCGCATAGCTTCCAACTGGAAGCCGTCAACCAAAGCGGGGTGGCCTCTGCGCCCTCGGCCGCGGCTACGTTTCTATTGTCTTCCGTACCTGCGGCCCCGACGAACTTGGTTTGTAAATAACCAAGGCTGGATATGGGCAGTACTACTAGGTCTCTTGGCGGGCTACTTGCTGCCTTGAGATCGCGGTGGTAAATTACGTCCTGCTAGCACTTTGAGTTTTTCAACTTTCCTATATAGGTACATTGCACACATGAAGAAAGTCCTTGCCTTCTTGGCTGCCCTGGCAGTCACTGGCGTTTCGGTAGTGGCCCTGGCCCAGACCGCGAACGTGTTTTACAACGGGTTCAACCCGACCACTGGCTATAATGGCGTACAGGGCGTGCCGGTCGGCGTGGGCGTTCTGCCTGTGCTGGACGCGACGACCTCGTGCGGAACTCTGGCGACTGTCAACGCTTCCGTCGTAGGTGGCGGCGGCATTTTCCAGTTCACCGCGAATGCCACGACCTGCACGGTCAAAGTCAACATCCCGACCGTCTCGCCGCTCACCGCGCCCGTCGCGGCTCCGAACGGCTTGTACTGCGTGATTGCTGACGAGACCACGCCGGCTGACACTCTGAAGCAGACGGCGCATACCACGACTTCTTGTACCTTCACCGGGACCGTCGTGTCTGGTGACAAGATCTTGGTAGAAATCAACGCGTTCTAAACGCTGAAGCCATCCCGGCTAAGAGAAGGCCCCGCATCGTCGGGGCTTTTTCTTTTGTGCCCCTTGACGAGCAACATACATACGATATACTCAGCCCATGGAAGAACACGAGGATAAAATATGGACCCGCTCCGACCCAGGCATGGAAGACCTCATAGGTGAGGAGAACTACTGCAAGCTGAAGTTGCTCGGGATCGTGTGTGGGATGCGTATAAAAGACAGGCGTCTAACTTTGTTCGTTAAGAACGTTGCGTGGGTATACGGCGCCGACTGGCCGTGGGATTTTGACAAAATTTTTGAGAGCTACTTTAAGTGGAAGAACACGACCCGGTGACTTGTCCATTATGTCGGGTGCCCGAAGTAGTCCAGGCCCAGATGGAATTACTAGGACTCAGGATGTCTTTTGAATCGAAGACCCAGACGTACCACGTGCGTAATCGCACTGGTGGTTGGATGGAGATGGGGGTGTACCAGACCCCCGGAGACTGGTCGGGAGTCATGGAACGATATATCGCCTGGAGAGATGCGCCGCGTGTCAACCATCGATCTTGACGAAGCGCTAAGGAGAACGAGTGTGAGCGTGATTAAATCACCGGGGTCTGAACGGATGACCCCGCCGAGCATACCTGAAGACATTTTAACGATGCTGGAACTGATGGGGCTCACGGCTGTGTGGACGCCGCAGCGTCGGTATATCATCGCCTATAACCCGTCTGGGAACATACACCAGCAGGAGTTATGGCAGTATGACGGGGCCGGCGGTCACGAAGGTTGGATGACTACCCTCACGTTCATAGCGGACCACATCAAGGCCATGCAGCTCGGGGAAGAGTTCGTGGTAAAGCCTAAGCCCGCGCCGCGAAAAATTGCCGAAGAACTTGCGTTGGCTGAATATGAGACCAAACTCCGCGCAGCCCGCGAGGCTCCTAAAAAGGCTGCCGCGGAAGAACAGGAGAAATTAAATCCGTTCCTGAACGCGATAGGAGTTAAAGATGGCCTCTAAGAAATTGTTCGATTTGATGCTTAACGAGCCCACCCTGGACCGAATAGTCAACCGGCAGTTGGGTGATGAAGTCACGGATCCGGCACCGGTGTCGCATGGGATGGATGTCCCTGAGTTGGATGAAGGTATTAGGGCCTTGTTGATAATGTCCGGTGCTGTGGCGAAATATGTCATCAACTACTGGCTAGTTGTGAGTAAGACCACAGGAGCACGATGTCATGTCGCGGGTAAAGCGGACTTCGAAGGATGGCGGCAGGCGCTCGACGAGTTGGGGCAGAGATCGAACGGACAGCGATATAAATAATCCTTGCGCGGACCAATTCACTGAGTATAAGATACATACATGGTCAGAACACACATCGGCAAACGTGAGCGCATAAATTTTTACTTCGACGAGCAGGTGTTGCTCGGCTTGAAGAAGATTGCGGAACTTAAGAACACGACATACTCGGAACTTATCCGGACGGCGTGCCTTGAGTATGTTCTACGCGAGGGTGCGAAAGCCATCGCGGATCGTGAAGTTGTGCAGGGGATATCCACATGAAGATGATGTACTCCTTGATCGATATCCACACCGGCGAGCCGAAGAAACGGTTGCTCGGGTTGTTCCATTGCCAGCCTATCACTACCAGTCAGGAAGGGCCGAACATGTTCGGACAGGGCTGGGAGCACGTAGAAGATCGGCTGCGGCACGGGATCGTCCCCGTCTGGTACATGAGCGCGTTCGGGCATCTTGTCACGATGAAAATCGGACGGCTCCGGCCCTGCACGGGATCGAAGTGAACTTTGAAAGTGGCTCACGAAATCACGCCCAGTTTAACCTGGATGGTGGAATCACGCGTGGGAGGACCAATCTTGTTCATGCCGCGAAGGACCCTGTCCAGCCGCCACAAGAACCAGCTATTGTGTCTTTACTCGCTCGATGTCTCTGTATCTGTAAAGTTGGACATAATGAATATGTGGTTAAATCCGCCATCGGGACTGAAGTCGGGATTCCGTTCGGAGCACCTTTTGCACAATGGCAGGCAGTTTGCGAACAGTTGCTTGCAACGGCGATGCAGCCGTGAGTGATTCGAACATATTCGGAATGCTGGCGGTACCGGTGAACACGACGCCCGAGACGGTGCTCGATGGGATAACCGATCACGACGCGCGCTTGATCGCGGATCTTGTGTCGAACATCCGACCCCCGGCGGAAGTGCTGACGCAGTACGGCCTCACGGCGCAGGACTTCGCGGCTAAGGCCAAGAACCCCCAGTGGGCCGCGGCGTTCCGAGAGACGAAGCGCGTATGGGCATCGGACATGAATATGCAGACGCGCATACGCCTGAAGGCTGCGTTCCTGCTGGAAGATTCGTTGTTGCCCTTGTTTAGAATTATTAAAGCTGAGAATATGCCTGTCTCGGCGCGGCTTGAGGCGATTGACCAGCTGACTAAAATCAGCACGATCACCAACGTCCCGAAGGACGTAGGCACCGGCGAGAAGCACAGCATAACGATCAATATTGGAGCGGGTATGCCCCCGACAGTCATCACAGCACAGGAGTCAGGTAATGACCGGATCATTGACGCCAGATAATTTAAGTATGGACGACTACGTGGGCCAGCAAGAGCCCGTGCGTCCGACAACGTTTCCGTTCGGGCCTACGGAGCGCACGAAAGTGTACACGCTCAACTGGCCCGAGACCCAGGAGCCGGTTGCCATAATGTCCGTAGAGACATGGACAGACTTCGGCACTCTCCTGGAAAGTTTACGAGCTGTGGCTCGCACGCAGGATAAACGCCTGAAAGAGATACAGGCCGCACACGACGAAGCGATCCGGAGGCTTGAAAACCTACGAGCGGTTCGTCGAGAAGAGAAGAGAGCTGAAGTTGCCGTTGAAATTAACTCACTTATCCAAGGATCATAATCATGTCTGTAACCCTCGATACTTTGAACAGCGTACTGACGAATGTTACGAACAACCGTAACCAGATCACCGCTGCTATTACAACTGCTCAGGCCCAGGCTGGAACCGTCACGCCCGAGGTGAAGGCTGCCATTGATCTGCTTCTGACGACCTTCGGGAATTCCCAGGGCGCCGGCCAGATCATGAATTCGTTCTTCCAGGTTGAGCAGCTGACGAAGACGGCTGGAGAAATGGATGCGCTGATTGCTGGCCTCCAAGTGGTCATCAGCGACGAGTCTCTGTTGGAAGCCACTCAGGCTCAGCAGGCTGCGAACGCGCAGGCGGTGGCATCCCCTCTTCCTGTCGCCGCAGCGGGCAGCGAACCTGTTGCGGCAGCTCCGGCCGCTGCATCGGCACCTACCGCCAGCGCTGCGTAAGAAGGTAGAGAAAGAAGTGTGCGAGCGAAAACTCACGACACTGACTGAAATGCTGGTCAAAAAGCATTTTAGATTGAAGTGATTTATGCCGGGGGACTTCCCACCCCGGCTTTCCCGGAGAAACTCATGACGGCACCCAAACGATTTTTCTACGTATATTCCCTCGGCAGTAAGATTGTTCATAGACGCTATGATAATAATCACTCTGAGGGTAAGACTTTTTGCGGCTTGTATGACGCCCCGGGTTGGCGCTGGTTTATCGGACCTAAGAAAAAGGGCCTCCGGGTCTGTAAGAATTGTGATCGCTAGTGAGCGACCTTAACTACACGGCCCCTCCTACGCTCAGCAAATTCATGCAGAGTAACCAGCGCGTGCGTATCGTTCGCGGCCCCGTTGGTTCTGGCAAGTCCTCTGGCATGGTTATGGAACTACTCCGCCGCGCTTTCGAGCAGCAGCCGGATCCAAAAGACGGCAAACGACGCAGCCGGTTCGTGATTGTTCGTAATACGATGCCGCAGTTGAAGACGACATCGATGAAGACGATAAGCGAATTACTTCGCGGTATCGCGACCTACGAGGCGCAGAATCATACGTTCTGGATCAAAGTTAATGACGTGGAGTCTGAATGGATAATGCTACCTCTCGATACGCCGGAGAATGTCCAAAGACTTTTGTCGTTGGACCTAACGGCTGGCTGGCTATCCGAACTACGGGAGTTGCCCCCGCAGATTCTGCTGGATGTTCTATCACGCTGCGGTCGGTACCCCTCAATGATGAACGGCGGTCCCTCCTGGTATGGAGTCATCGGGGAGACGAACTCGTTTTCCGAAGACTCTCCCTGGAACAAAATCCTCGAAGAGAAAGACTTAATGGGAAAACCCCTACCTGCGACGTGGGGATATTGGGTACAGCCCGGTGCCAGGGATCCGGGAGCGGAGAACCGAGAAAACCTCGTTCCCGGATACTACGAAGATCTGATCGAATCGAATTCACCCGAATGGGTCGAGCAGTACATCGACAACCGAGTAGCACCTTCGTTGTCGGGGGAAGCTGTATTCCGAAGTTCTTTCAAGACTTCGTTCCACGTAGCTCCTACAACCATCCTCCCGATCCCCGGTACTCTGGTGATAGTTGGTATCGACTTCGGCCGCAATCCTGCAGCTGTGATAACGCAGACCGATCCCAGGGGACGTTTAGTTGTACTGGACGAAGCTGTTGCCGTAGGGATGGGGGTGGAGCAGTTCGTCACGACAATCTTACGACCGATGCTTGCACATCCGAAATACTCGCGCTTGCCGATTGGGATAGTCGGCGATCCAAGCGGGGTGGCCCGGGGCCAGATTGGGGAGGAGTCGGTGTTCGCCGCTTTGAAGCGGATGGGTTTTAGTTCCCAGCCCGCTCAGACGAACAACATCGAACCGCGGCTCAGGGCGGTAGAGAAATGGTTGCTGCAATCCCGGGATGGCGGGGCGGCGTTGCTTATCAGCCCGCACTGCACTACTTTGATCCTAGCTATGCAGTCCCGATACCGATACGCTAAAAAGAAGGACGGCACGATTAAGCCTATGCCGGACAAGAATCATCCCTGGTCCGATATAGCTGATGCTTTTCAGTACGCCGTCCTTGGCCATAGTGGCACGGTGTTATCAAGATTAAATAGGATCCGTAGGGATAACAATATGGCGAGACAGACCAGTAGCGCAGGGTGGACTTGATGCTACGAGCGCTGTCACGTACTATGTCACGACAGTCTGCCTAATCGGCACTAGGTACTCATGGGCGCCATTCCAAGTTCACCATCCGGCCGAAAGCAACCCACCGCCCCTGGTACGGCTGGATACGCCGGCGCCACTGGACAAGGAGCTAACCTAGGAACCTCCGCCCGCGCGGCCAGTCCCGTCCCTGGTGTCTACGACGGCGCCGCGGCACCCCGATCTAAACGTATCGACAAGTCCATAGAGCCGATGAAGCACCAGGGGCGGGGCCTCATGAGGGTGGTCGGCAACGACGAGCTAGACGCTGCTGAGAAGCGGTCTAAGGACTTATCCAAGATTGCCCCTGAAGCTGCTACGGATCTCGCGAACTACATCCGTCAACGGTTTGAGAAGGCCGTTAGACATCGCCGCGTCATTGCTGTTGACGACGAGTTGATTCGAGACATGCGAGCGTATAACGGCCAATACTCTCCCGAGAAGCTTCAGGAGATTGAACAGGTCGGCGGGAGCGCCGTCTACTCTCGCCTGATGGCGATGAAATGCCGCGGTGCAACAGCGTTGCTCCGGAACGTCTACATGAATTCAGATCGCCCTTGGACCCTGGAGCCGACCTCGGATCCTGTTGTCCCAGATGATATCGACCAGCATATCGCTACCCTGGTACACCAGGAGGTCATGGCAGCTAATCAGCAGGGCCAGAAAATCCCCCAGGATCAAATACACCAGCGCCTGGAAAACCTCTATGAAGCGACAAAACTGGCGGAACGCCGAAAAGCTGCGGAAGAAGCGAAGGATGCGCAGAGAAAGATCGACAAGATGCTCGAAACTGGTAATTTTTATTCTTCTCTCAGTGAGTTCCTTAGTGATCTACCTATCTACAAGTACGCTGTTCTGAAAGGTCCGGTGACTCGTAAGGTCACGCAGCTGAAGTGGACTCGCGCCCGCAAGATGATCGCGCACGAAGAGGCGCAGTTTTTCTGGGAACGTGTGAGTCCGTGGGATATTTGGTTTTCTCCCGGTGCGACGAACATCAAGAATACCGAAGTGTTCGAACGGCAACGCATGAGCGTGACGGACCTATACAATCTGATCGGCTTGCCGGGTTATAGGGAAGACGATATTCTGGCCATAATTCAGGCGTACGAGGGCCGTGGGTTCAAAGAATGGATCCAGATCTTCGACTATGAACGCGCTCAGCTAGAAGGCCGCAATAACGTTTTAGACGACACTTTTATCAACGCTATCGAGTTCCACGGTTTCATCCTTGGCCGGTACTTGAAGGAGTACAACATCCCCGGGATTGACGATCCCTATAAACCCTATTTTGTGACCGCTTGGATGGTGGATAAGCGGATTTTCAAAGTGATGTTGAACCCGAGTCCTCGGCTGCGAGTTCCTTACTATGTTACGAGCTTCGACAAGATGCCCGGGACTCTCTACGGTAACGGTATCCCTGCGCTCGCAAACGATCTCACTGACGTTATCAACGCTACCCTTAGAGCACTTGTTAATAACATCGCCATATCGTCTGGACCACAAGTCGTATATGACGAGGAACTACTTTCTCCGAATCAGGATGACAGCCTATATCCGTGGAAGCGCTGGAAATATATCGGTGATCCGGCGAATCCCAATCGGCCGCCTGTGTCGTTCTTCCAGCCCCAGAGCAATGCTCAAGAACTCATGGCGATAATCGATAAGTTTAGCGTGATGCTAGACGACGTGTCAACAATTCCTAGGTACTTGACGGGTTCTGGCGGCGCCGCCGGCGCGGGACGTACAGCCTCGGGGCTTTCGATGCTGATCAACAACGCGAATAAGACCCTGCAAAACGTGGCCGATAACATTGACAATGATGTCTTCGAGCCGCTACTGCAGATGCTCTATGACTTTGTGATGCTGACGGACTCCACCGGCATGCTCCGCGGCGACGAAAATATCGTTGTGGATGGCGTCAGGCAGGCGGCGAAGCAAGAACAGGACGTGACGAAACAACTCCAGTTCCTGCAGCTGATCAACAATCCGTCATACCAGCAATTGGTGCCTATCGAAGAACAGGCAAGGCTCCTGCAGGTCATCGCGGAGAACACTGGCATCGAGATCAAGGTTGGCCAGCCCGGGGATCTCCCTGGCGCACCGCCC